GAAACTTTGTCAGACACAACGCATTCCATCATTGTGTCCTCATACAACTCATAAATCTGCGTATAGATCGGGTCGGCAAGCCCTTGCAAAGCCTCTTGGCAATGCCGCTCCCGATCATACCAAATGTAGGAAGTCGTCACGCTCTCAGCATTCATGCTGTAAGTAATCACAAGCGCAGTAAAGTAATAAATCACCAGTCAACTCCCAACTTTACCATCCAGTTCTGCAACGTCTGGTAATTACGAACGCCCAACATCTTAGAAGCCTCGCCAATGTTTTTTGATCGGGTCAATGCTCTCTCAATGTAATTGCGTTTTACTTCATCAATTGCACGATACACATCAAAGTCTTCTGGCTCAATAACTTCAGAAATGTTCGGGTTATAATTGTTAACTGAACGCCATTGACTGTTAACTTCTAGATTATTCCGAATCTCGTCCTTGAACTCATCCAAGTCTGTCTGCGTTTTAATGCCGTTCAATCGCTCCAATGTATAATGCATGCACATTGTATCGTCTTCAGCAGCCATCACTTCTTCTCCTCAAACCATTCATTTTGCCACGGCATGAAAACATGATCTTCAATGCATTGGCGCAACTCACGCTCAAAGCTATTTACATCACCTTTAATCAGACCAAGCGGCGAATTGTTCGGGTAACGATCTTCGTAATACTTAATCGAATCTTTCGCCGCGTCACGCAACAAAGCCAAAGACTGATCCATGGCCTTGCGCATCTTCGGATTAATGTTCCTGTGCATTGGGATGCTCCACATACCTAAAGTCACTTGGCCCTAACTCTGGCAAATTCTTTGCAAGTTGCAACTCACTCGGCAACGATCTAATGCGAAAAAAACCATTATGTTCGGGATAAGTATCCATAAACCACCGAGCAAAGAATGCTCGGTAGTTATTGTTTAACTTAAATGTAGACTTGCCCTCTGTATCAGCCTCGTCAGTCTCCCAACGAATACGCTCGAACACACCATTAACCGAATAATGATTAAAACCTCGGTGAATAACCTCAAACGTAAACCGAACAAAATACTCCCACACCTTGGGGTTCTCCCTGTGGAACTTGACAGCAGCCTCTTCCATTTCTTCGTAACGCGTCTTCATGCCGCTTCCTCTTCATCGCCGCGCAGTTGTGTCGCAATCTCTTCAATTGTTTGCACACTCACGCCATGCGCTTCGGCGCACCCACGGTAACGACTCAGCCAACGCGCTAAATCAGCAGCAGCTTGCTTGAGCAACTCAATCCTAGAATCCTCATTGTTCGGGTCATAAGGCACATAACCACCGCCTGTGCGCCGACTCGCTTGTGGACTAAGAAACGCGGGTGCCTCATAGCTGATCGCTGTAGCCAACTTGGATACATCAACTTTCTCAACTGGCGGGATATGAATTTGAATCCGCAAACCACTGATTAACTGACGCGCCAGTGCCATTCGATGCTGACGCGCAGCTTCTTTATCACCAGACCCAAAAAAACGCTTATAACATGGGTGTTCGGGTTTACCATCAAGCCAATCTGTGAACTCGTCCACTTTAAACATGTTGCGACGAGTCTCAGTTAAATAATCATTAACGATCTTTTGACGCTCGTCCTTATTCCAAATTACATCAATTCTTTCTTCCATATTCTTCTCCTATTAGTGTTAAAGGTGGCGGGGAATCTGCATGATCCCCCACCGTGGTTGCCGCAGCTTAACCGAACGGGACACACCGTGGCTCAACATGAATCGACTAGTCTAGCCTCATCTTGACCGCCTTGTCGGAACGTACCGCACCGCAACGTGCCTAACCCAGACCGAACGGATCGAACCTAGACCGTCTTGACTTGCCAGAACGCATCGCCCCAGAACAAATCGCGACTTGCCTTAACCTGACCGCCTTGGCTCAACTTGCCGTAACTAGCCCTGTCCCGCCTGAACCTGTCAGACCTTCCGCGACCGTGTAGCCAAACCCAACCTGAACTCAGCATACCCCGCCTGAACGCACCCCGCCTTGCCTGAACCGTCTTGACTTACATCAACACAACTCACCTGAACGCTACATTCCGCGCCTCAACCGCCTGACCGAATCGAACCCGAACAAACCGCATCATAACGAATCGTTCCATTCCATGACCGCCGTAACCGAACCCAACGAACCGCAGACTACCGTCCCACAACGCTCCAAACCTAGACCGCCTTATCGGACCTAAACCCAACGTATCGTAACGTACCAAGCCCAACCGAGAGTAAACCGCCTTACCGTGTCGATCAGATGGGCATAGGCAATGCCCACCTGTAATGCTTGCCAACGCACCCCCTTTATGCCGCTACCATGCGACGAGCGCGTTCTTCTTCCAAGAAGCTCATCAACTCTTCCGTTTGATCATCCGCATACTCGGGGTAATCCATCGCATATTGCTGTTCATCCATCGCTTGCTTCGTAATGCGATTCCAATCAGCCTTATGCTCCTTCCAGTTCGGCAACTCTTCGCCAGTCACGGTAAAGCACCCATACGCGCCTCGCCCCTTCTCCTGACGAAAATCACCCAAACCAATGATCGTTCCCGCATTCTGCAACAACGTAAACACATCCGTTGCAGTCAAAGTCGGCATCACAAAGTTAATCTTAACTTCCGCACACCACTCCTTCAAATATGCTCGGGTTCTCATGTCGGGCGTTTTGTTAATATCCGCCATGCGAACCGTGTCGATCTTCAAGTACGGCTTGCCGTAAATTTCCATCTCAAGATCGGGCAAGAAAATCAAACGCTGCACATTTGTCTTGGCAACGCCCTTCGTTTCAATCGCAGCAGTCGCCATTGCTTGCTTGATCGCAGCAGGTGGAAAATACAAATGCGTGTTTCCATGGCTCTTTTTATAAACCGAATCCCTAAACTCTTGTTCGGGATTATGCTTAATCTCACGCCGCTGCGCTGTGGTTTTCTTACCGCCACCAATCAACAGATCACGCTTCGCTTTCAAGCTCATCGAATTGTAATAGAACGGTGTCGCCCCAATCAATCGCAGCTTAATTTCTCCGTGCTTTAAGGCCGTAACCATTGCACCTTCAGTTTCAACTTTTTTCTTAACAGCCATTTTTTGCTCCTTTTGGCTTACGCGCTTTCTGCGCATTCTTCACACTTCTCGGCATCTTCTCCCATGCCTACAGTCACAACTTCGCCACAATCGCAAAGCCGCTCCATCTCTCCATCACCCGAACAACTCTCGCAAACCTCGCGAACTTGTTCGAGATAACCAACGTCACGATTAAAGTCCTGACGCTTGGGCACATTGAAAACAATGTACCCATCGCCATGGCAATCGGGGCACGGTGCCATAATAGGCGTTTCCATTGCCTCAATCGCCATGTCACTCATGCGTCCCATCTTACCAACTCGCCTGATAGGTCACGGTGTTCCACACCTCGGAATCAATCCAAGCCGCAGCTTTCTCGAACGTCTGCGCATGCTCCTCGGCCTCGGCGCGGTACTCATCCCAACACTCGGGCGAACCAAAGAAGAAACCCGCACTGTCCTCGTTGTCGGGCAAATTACCGTCACGAATAGCCGCAGCGATACGGCGCAAATCCTCGGCATCCAAATCAATCGGTTGACAATGATCCTCACCATTCGCGAAAACCCGAACAATGAACTTGTGTAACGGGGCGAACTTGCGCCAGTAGCCAAGGTCGAGAACATAAGACGCAACCTCAAACCCATCCATCTGTGGACGTTCCACACGCAATGGCGCACCATGCTCGTCACGCTGTGTATTGTCCCAAGAACTGATGAACTTGTCACCGCGTAAATACATATCTAAGCCCATGATTTTAAACTCCTCTTATATGCTAGATATCCCATACATATAATATAATTTATATAGTGTCAATAAAAAAATTTATAAAAAAACCCCCAACTCTTTCGAATCGGGGGTGTCTAGTCTATGAGGCAGCTTGGGAAAACAATGAGCGGAAACCCAAGCCCCCTTCAAATAGCATGGGATAAATCCCAAGTCAACAGGATTTTAATCGGCATTTAAATCCTTTTTCCGCTTCGGAAACGTTCGGGTTTTATACTTGCCTCGCGTCCCTCGGAAAACAATTTCATGCAGCGAACCAGTTTCGCCCCTGCGCTCCTGCATCGGAATCGCAGCTTGAACTTGGTCAATCTGCATATCATCGCCAAGCGCAACCCTTGCATTAGGGTCGGCATGGCTTTTGATCTTATCAACATAGGTCTGCAAAATTCCCTCGAACTCCGCAGCAGTCGCAAGGTCTTTAAACTCAACGTCAGCCACAATGACCGCTCTCAATTTCATACTCATAACACTTCCTTATGTTTTTGGTGGGTGTTTAACTAATATATTCGGGAAATAACTTAGTCAACAAAAAAAACCTCGGATATTTATGGGCCTAGGTACAAAAAACCCCCGCTCGTTCTCAGGCGGGGGTCGTTAAATTGTTCGGGTTATGTCAGGGTCTATCACCACCATCCGACGACAATCCCAATGATACCAAGGCCAACTAACGCAACAAAGCAAATTGCAATCGCTACATCCTGCCAGTCGATACGCGCAAGGTCGCGCTCCATCTCCTCAAGCAATTCTGCCAAACTCTGTAAAATCATGCCGCTAACTCCTCACACAAATGAATAACCAAAGAAAATTGCAATGCCGTGGACTAACGCAATCGGGGGAAACAATGCACCCGCAATTAAAAAGCCCCAAGCACCCGCCGCAAAGCAAACCAAAACATGCGTTAACCAAATCGCAATACCTGCAATAATTGACGCAATCCCAATCGCTGTTCCAAAAAACTCACTCATGCCGCCAACTCCGCATCTTTCGCCGCAGCGCGTAAATACCAATCATCAAGCCCAAAGTCTTTATAACCCTGCTCAATCATATCATAATAGCCGCTCGACGGTGTGCCCAACGCGCCCTTGTTGCCGTTCATGTCATAAATAAGCCAGTCGCCGTTGATCTTGCGGCGGTCGTACAAAGTCGGGTAGCCTTCAAGACGGTCTAACGCTCTCAAGCAATCGTGCGTAATCTCCCACAAAACGACAGGCAAAACCATGTCGGAATCGTAGCGAAAGTCAGCAACACCGCGAAACGTCAAGCGGTGGTCAGGTAAATAAAAGCCGCCCAACGGCTTGGCCTTCGGGCATCGCGCAGCCATAGCATCGCGGTTCGTGTTCATTCCATATGCTAGATAATACATATCTTCTCCTTTGCTAGAATGGGGGAAAGCGCAGCCTAAGCCGCGCTCAATTCATATTCGATCAAGTCAAGCGCATCATCGACAAGCTCAGTGTTCAGCTTCTCCAGTGTCTCGCTGTCGATAGTCTCAACGATCACCTTCTGCGCATATGATGGGCAACAGTCCGCATCGCATGCTGTATAATTACAAAACTGTGCAATCACCCAAGAACGCAACTTCTTCGGCTTGTCATGGTGCGCAAGCAAAAACTCTTTGTTCGCAACATAGTGTTCATAGCCCAAATAAGAGCCGTCCAACCAACAGCGGAAAAAGCGACGAGTCGCATGGTTGCTGTCCAATAGGTCGCCTTGCAAATCGCGGATAATGCGGGTTTTGGCGGTCGTGTTGTCCATTGTTTCTGTCTCCTCGTTTACTAGAACTGTCACTTTTATATATGGGATAGTTTGGGACTGTCAACAACTTTTTATAAATTATTTTATATTAATTTACGTTAAAATAATTCACGTTAAAACTTAACGTAGTTAACGTAACGTAGAATATGTAACAAAATCAACAACTTAGCGATTTACGGTAACTACGTTAAAAACCCGTTTTAACGTAAATAACGTAATAAAATCAATAGGTTAATTTACGTTAACCACGTTACCCCCCTTATAGGGGGGGATATAATCCATCCCCCCTTGATGTTTTTTATCGCAGCGCGGCCTAATGTTTTGTTGGGATGTTTTGGGAAATGTAGCACTTGACCGCAGCAGCGGATCGGGTAGTATAACGGCAGGGTCACAAGTCGAGAAATTATTCGGGTAGCAGCAGAATGCCAAAGGTCGGTGAGCAGATAGCGAAAGGGGAAAAGCGATTAACTCCCCCGCAGCAGAAGTTTCTTGATAACTACATTCACAAAGACATGACACAAACCGCAGCAGCCAGAGCAGCGGGATACAAGAACCCGAACGTGTCAGCCGTGCAGCTTCTCAATCATCCACGCGTCAAAGAACGCATGGAAGAAATGCGCCAAGAACTCGAAAGCAAATACGGCGTAACTATCACCAAGTCAGTCAGAGACATGCAACGACTACGCGACGAGGCATGGGAAGCGGGGAACTTCTCAGCAGCGATCAAGGCAGAAGAATTGCGCCTTAAGGTGACTGGCCTCATGGTAGCCAGAAGCCACGTTACACACGAACACGTTGATAATCTCAGCAGGGATCAAATCGTTGAGCAACTGCAAGAATTTATGGAACGTGCTAAAAATCGCATGATTGACGTAACACCAGCAGAAAATCCCACAGAATCCGAACAAATCCCTATAACTGATTGTAGCGGCGAAGCCGCAGAATAGCGCGAACGCTTGGCGGGGCGGGGCTTCCGCCCTCCAGCGGCCTGTTTTCGGGG